TTCACACTTCTTTTTGTGTGAAAGCATGAAATCCCTGCAAAGCCAATAGCCATGCGGGTTTCAAGCGATAAGACGAAAATCAGATTGCGCTTTTCGTTGTGCTATTGAAAGAGAATGGGTCGTTAACTCAGCGGTAGAGTGCCACCTTCACACGGTGGAAGCCAGTGGTTCGATCCCACTACGACCCACCATTCTCATCTTGCCACGCCTTTCACTTTCTCCACGCTGCGCAGGCCAGCGATCCCCAGCATGCCGGACAAAATGACCCAGAGTTGGTCGGCGTCCAGCACGGGCGGCGGCAATAACTCCTTTGGAATCCAGCCAGCACCCTGCATCCAGGTCCAGCCCCACAACATGAGCGGGTAAACCAGGAATTGGTAAGCCATGGCTGCCGCCCCGATCCATCCGATGGCAGGGCGCCAGCCCGCCACGAACAGACTTGTGTGCTGCGCCTCTGTTTTGTTCACTTCAATCTGCGCCAGGTCCAGACGCTGGTCCAGCTCCCGCTCGCGCAAGGCCATCTCCATTCGCTCTTTGTCCGTCGTGATGAGGTCGGAGGCCACTTTGCCCACCGACTCGATGACTGTGCCAATGCCCAGGAAATTCATGCGACCCCCGCCAGCGTCCTGTTGATCCATCCCAGCAAAAACTTCTGCTGAGTGCGGTCCCGGGTCACGATGTCCCGGTAGCGTGCAATCTTGGCCAGCGCATAGGCCAGCACAAACTTGTCCGGGTCATAGGCGTCCAGGGCGGCCAGCGTGCGTGCACCAAAGGCGCCGTCAGGGGTAACCCCCACCACCAGTTGAGCCAGCACCCGCGCAGGCCTGCCAGCGTTGACGTGAAAGTCAAAAATGGTCTGAGCCGTTACCTGGTGCTGGAGCTGATCACCGCCGATGTTGTCCCAATAGTTGGCCTTGTAGAAGTCGCGCACCATTTGCGCAGGCACGTCTTGCCCGGCGTCGATCAGCGCCCAGCCTGGCCACTTGGGGTTCATGTTGCGGGCAATCCCCGCGTAGGTCAGGCCGCCACGGTCGCCGTGCACGTTGTGCAGCACGTAGCCGCCCTCGGCCCGGATCATGGCCTCGTAGGCCGGTTGGAAGTCGCTCACATCGGGCTCGCTTTCTGCCCGCCGTCGGCCTTCTTCTGCTTGCCATCCTTCTCGCCTGCCAGCCAATCTTGCCACTGGCTCTTGAACGCTGGCGAGCTGAAGTACATGTAGGACGCGCCCAGCCCGTAACCCACCAGCGGGCCGCCAGGCAAGTAGCCGGTGGCGTAGGCCAGGCCAGGCTGCACGCTCAGCTCGTACAGGCCACGCGCCGTTGCACGCTCTGCGCTGTTGGTGTTCTCGCTGTTGGCCACGAAATACTTGACGATGCGTTCAAGCGCCTGAGCAAAGTATCCAAATGAGGCTCCGGCTAAGAGTCCGGTCAAATCGCGCTGGTACTTCACGCCCAGCAGGGCGTTGTAGAGCGGATCGGCCAGACCCAAAAATCCGACGCGACTGAAGGCCAACGATGCGAGCCACTTGATCGGGAAGCCGTCTTCCTTCTTCTCCTCCTCTTCCCATTTGTCGGGGTTCAACAAAGCCTCGCGGGCCATCGTCACCAGCAAATGCCCCATATACAGGCTGGCCAACGGCGCAAGCACCTGCATGCTTGCCACGCTGACTGCTTGCGCCGCTCCCCTGGTTTCGTACTCGCGCTGCACCTTCTTGATGGACTTGACCATGATGTTGCGGAAGAACGCCATGGAGAAAGACAGCAGGCCGTAGGTCAGGCGACCAATCGGCGTGTTGGCTTTCCAGGGCCGATCAATGGCCGTGGGGTTCTGAATAGCCTGGTTGACCAGACGCCCCACCATCAGGGCGTAGAGCTGACCCATCTCAGTGAGGCTGCCGTCCACGTCGATCAGCTCGTCGTGGCGCGGCATGCGGTCGCTGAACTCGCGGGTCCAGCGCACGAAGTCGCTGATCTGCTCGGGCTGAATGCCAGCGTCCACCAGCTCGTCGCGGGCAAAGCCCTTGTCCTTGGCACTGGCCTTGGTGTCGTCCAGGGTGTGCGCCAGCTCCAGCACGTAGCGGCCGGACAGTTGCATGGCCGCCCGACGCTGGGCGTTGGTCAGGCCAGTCAGGCCGACGCGGCGGAAGTAGTTGGCCGTCACGCGGCTCATGGCCGACGACTCAGCGAACGATCCGCCCAAGCGGTTGGAAATCATCTCGTCGGCATAGTCGCCCGACACGATGCCCAGCACGCGGCCCATGGCGCGGCGCTCGCGCACGCTGCCAGTGTTGGCGATTTCCTGCATGGTCAGCCCGATGGCCTTGAGGGCGTCCAGCGGCTTGCCAGTCTGCACAGCGGTGGTGATCGGCTCGGCCAGCGAGGTCAGCACCACGCGGCCCAGCAGCGTCATCTGGCCGATGGCGTGGATGTTACCCAGCAAGCGCTGAGACTGTTGGGGCATGCTCGATCGGTCGGTGCCAGTGACCTGGCCAACGATCTTCTCGGCCATGTCGCGGTCTTCCTTGCGCACGCCAGCGTTGACCATTTGCTCCAGCATCGTGAAGAGCTTGGTCTGCTTCTCGCGGCTGTTGCGGGTGTCACGGCCAAAGCGGGTGTTGAACTCGGACTTGCGCACAGACATCTGTGCGTAGGTTGTGATCCGCTCGATGGGGTCTTGGATGTAATACTTGGCCAGAATCTTGTCCGCCTCGGGCGGCAGCGTGCGCTCCTTCAGGTATGACCCAGCAGGCGAGTGCGAACTGAAGCTCTCGGGCGAGCCGTAGCTGATCCGGGTCTGGTACTCGGCAGCGGCGCTGGCCGACCAGGCATCGCGGATGTAGTCGTAGGCGGCCTCAAAGATGTCGCTGTTGGCTTCCAGGAATTGCTCCAAGTCAGCGTTGGCCGCGTCCATCTTGTCGGCGGTGTCTTCTTCTGACTTGCTGGCAGCGTCCACCGCACGCAGCAGCTTTTGCAGCTCCTTCTTGGCCTCACGGTAGGCGTCGAGGTTTGGGTCATCCTTGGCCAGCATCGCCTCGCGTGCACGCTTGTCGAGTGCAGCCAGCGCCACCGATATGTCGTCGGCATCCATGGGCCGCTCGGTGTCGCGCTCAAAGACGATCTGATAGACCTGGGTGGCATCCTTGATGAACTCACCAGCGTTGGCCGTCACCAAGGGCTCGTCCAGCAGGCGCGGCAGGTAGCCCTGGTCCTTGACGAAGCCGATATCCAGGCCAGCGTTGCGGTTGTAGTAGTAGAGGTCGGTCAGCAGCTCACGCAGTTGCGCGGCCAGCTTGTTGACCTTTGTGCCAGCGCTGGCCGATGCCTCAGTGCCGATCTGCGTCAGCGCGTTGGTGAGCTGCGCCAGGTCGGCATCACTCATCAGGTCGCCTTCGTTGTTGTTCCGGATGTTGGACAGGCGGGTCAGGAAGCGGCGTGTGTTGCGCTCCACGGCCTCGCCGTAGGTGCCGCCTTCCGCTGTTTTGCGACCACTACCAGGGTCCGTGGCCAAGCGCTCAGTCAGATCACGAATGGCCTGGGCCGCCGCGTTGTTGCCAGCGCGTTGGTAGTGGCCCTCCATGCTCAGCAGCACGCCACGGTTGGTTTCAAAGAACGCGCGAAGTGGGTCGCCCATGCGCTTGAGCAAGGGGCGGTCGTCGTTGGGTCTGGTCTTGAGCTTTTCCAGCTCACGCGCACGCACGGCCCACGCACGCTTTTCTGCGTCCCAAACCCGTTTGTAGGCCGGTGTCTGTGCCGACTGACGTTGGTCGTCAAAGTAGGCAGCAGGGTCAGAGAGACGCACGTTGCCGGGCAGCGTGGCCACCGCCTCGTTGTTGGGGTTGAGCAAGGCCTCGGCACGGATCGCGTCGAACAGCAAGTCGTAGGCGCGGAAGATGTTGAAGCGGTCTGAGTCCTTGGGGAAGGTCATGGCCAAGCGCTGGTCAGCTTCGCTGGAGTAGGCCGCATCGCTCTTGCCGATGAACTCGGTGGAGCCGCCGGCCGCTTCGACCTTGTGCGCCACGTAGGCTTCAAAGGACCGGGCCAGCATCTCAGTGGGCATGCGCCAGTAGTCGGGGTCGGTGCGTGTGGCCTTGCCAAAGTCACCGGCCGACTTGAAGAACTGGCTGCGGTCGCCGCGACTCATGCTGGCGCCGGAGCGAATGCGCTCCAGGTCGGCCTTGAGCTTGCTGGCGTCCACGCCACGCTGAGCCGCCGCCTCGATGCGCTGCTCCAGGTCCATGATCTTGGCCGATTGCTCGGCCTGGTCAAAGAACAGGCTGTTCATCAGCAGGCGGAATGAGTCGCGCACTGTCTCGGGTGTCTTGTCGCTGAAGGTTTCACCCTTGCGGATGTAGCCGGACAGGTCGCTGACCACGCCCTCGTAGTTTGTCAGCACGAAGTAATCGAGCGCGTGACCCCACTCATGGGCGAACGAGTTGGAGCGGCCAGGCATGGCGATGGTCGGGGTGTTGGACTTCACGCCATCGGCCGACTGGCCACTGCCAGTGCCACCAGGGTAGTAGGCGCCCAGGTACTTGCCCTGGCTTGTCACGGCCAGGCCCAGGGTGCCGCGCAGGCCAATGGCCGACGTGGGCAGGTCCAGCACATGGGTCATCAACTGCAAGCCACGGTAGGCGTCCAGCAGTTGGTCAATCGAATCGCGGATGTTGGCCCGGTCGGACTTCTGTACGAACGTCAGGCCGTAGGTGTCCTTGAGGCCTTTGGACAGAATCTCGTACTGGCGCTTGGGCGGCAGCAGCTCGGCCTCGGCCGGATCGAAACCCAGCTCTACGAAGGCGTCCCGGTAGATGCTTTGTCGGTCGGTGAACGAGACTTTGCGGAAGACGGAGCTGGAGCTGGAGCCTTTGACCCGCTGGTTTTGATTGGCATCAGTGTCTTCCTGGCGGCGTTGACCGCCCGCCTGGCCTGCGCTGGCGTCATCCCGGTCAGATCGACGGGCTCGCTCATTTACATCACCGGCTTGGGCTTGATTTCCGGTCCCTTGGCGCTCTTGGCGCGGCGCTGGTCCCCGATCTGCGGCGTCGAGAAGTTGACCTTCTGAGCGGCCACGATCAGATCGCGCCCGGCTTCCTTGAACGACGGCAGGTTGCGCTTGGCGCCCACGCGGTTGAACGCCCGACCCAGCAGAATCATCGCCTTCGGGCTCGGCCCGGTCGAAGAGGTTGCCGCTGACAGTTTCTTTGTTTCGCTCATTGCGTTTCTCCACTGCACCTTGCACCATTTCCGTCGGCGCTGGCGGTGCGTCACCAAACAGTCCGGCCGTGTCCTGGCTGGCTGCCATGTCCACGTAGTCGCGCAGCACGTCGTTGATGGCATCACGGCCAACGGCTCGGGACAGGTCTTCATTGTAGAAGGCCTTGACGAACGCATCCACCACGGGGTCGCGCTCGCTCATCAGGTCGGACTGTGCAAGCCACTCGCGCACCTTGCTGCCTTGCTCGCGCAATTGGTTGACCACGCGGGCGGCCTCGACCAGTTGCTGCGTCACGTCATAGCCTGCATCGATCACGCCATCGCGGGCCAGGCCACGCATCTGGAGCCACTGGCCAGCGCTGTCCAGCAGTGCACCGCCAATGCTTCGGATGTTGTTGTCCTGGCTGTCGATCAGCGTGTTCAGCAGGTCGCGGTCTTCATAGGCCGCTGCCAGCAGTGCACGCTCGATGCGACGGGCGCCGTCCGGGGACAGCAGGCCGTTGGCATCCATCAGGCTGTTGCGCTGCGCCTGGGGCAGTTGGCCAATAAAGGCCCGCACGAAGTCGCGGTTGGCGGCGTCGGTCACAGCGCCACCGCGCCAGACTTCCACGACGCTTGGGGCCATGGCCGTCACGTCGATCTGAGCCATCTCCACGGGGCTGAGCGCCATGGTGGCCGACTGGTTGGCTTCCTGCACGAAGGCCACGCGGTCCTGGTCGGACAGCGGCGTGACGCGCTCGCGCACCAGCACAGGCATCTGCATGCCCGTGGTGTCGTAGCCCTGGCTGGCCAAGAAGTCGCGATAGGCCTGAGCCTTGTCGGGAAACATCTCAAAGGCACGGCGGATGGCCATGACGCGGCCGTTGCCGGACTCCACGATCATGTCCGGGCCAATGATCGGTGCACCACGGTCAGCCTCGGCCGACACACCTAGGCGCTGAGGGTCGAGCTGGCTGGCGATGGCGTTGATCTGCTCGTCGCTCGATGCGCGGGTGCGGTCGCGGGGTTGCAGCTCGCCACTGGCGGCCTGCAACTCGCTGGCATCCACCACGCGCAGGCGGGTATCGATCTGGCGGCCTGTCACCGTGGAGACACGCTGGGTGTCGGTGGCAGGCTCGCTGGGGGTTATCGCTTGGGCGGTTTCTTGCCCTTTTTGCCGTAGCTCATTGGGTGCTCCTTCAGGTGGTGGTTGAACGGATTGCGTCAGTGCTGCCGATGGCTCGGGCTGGGCTGGTGCAGCAACCTCATCAGGCTGCGTTGCTGCGACGGCGGCGCCAGCTTGAACTCCTTGCGGTCCCTGCGCGTCAGGCGCTTGGCCAACGGCTGGGATTGTGGGTGCTTGGGGTGCAGCGGCATTGGTGGCCTCCGTGGGGATCAGGTCGGCCAGCAGGTTGTCAGGCGCTGGCTGGCGAGCGGCCAGCGTGCTGGCTGGCAACTCATCAGTGGCACTTGCAAGTTGCCCGGCCTCTTGCCTGCGCATCGTGTCGCGGGCGCCAGCAATGACCGTCGGGCCACCGCCCATCACGGCCGCTTGGCCAATGGTCACCTTGAGGGTTTCGCCCGCTTGGGTCAGGTACTGCGCCAGCGTGCCTTCGGGGTTGAGTGCGCCCGGGCCGAACTTGTCGCCCAGGAACTGGATCAGGGTCGTGAGCTGTTCGCCGGGGATTTCCTTAACGATCTGGCGTGCCAGCACGGGGGCCAGTTGATCCACGGGCAGGCCAGCGCCCAGGCCACGAAGAATCTTGATCTGTTCGCTGAAGCCAAAGCGCTCGCCCAGCACCTCGGCACCGGCCTGGATGCCCGCACGCATGGCCGCGTCAGATCCGCTCAGGCCACGCGAGCGGCCCTCGGAGTATTGCTGGGCACCGGACTGAGCGAACAGTGTGGTCATGGCAGGGCCACCGGCCAGGCCGACCAGCAGCGTGGGCGCTGACTGCGTGATGCTGTTGAAGATGTCGAAGGCCAGGCGGTCGTTGCCACCGGCTGGTCGCAGGGGCTCAGCAACGTCACGGCCAACTTGCGCCACGTTGGCTGCCGTCCTGGCTACGCCGTCGGCGCCCACCAGGTCAGCGCCTGCTTCGATCACGCCAGGCAGCACTTGGCCAAGACCGGCCAGGCCGGACACAACGCCGCGGGCCACGGGGTTGCGCACGTTGCTGCGAATGTCCATGCCGATCTGGGTGGCCAGCGGCGTGGCGGTGATGGTGTCCTCGCGCTTGCGGAAGGTGGCAGGCTCGGACTCCAACAGGAACTGCGCGACGCGGCCCTGCATGCCGCCGCCCTGGGCAAGCTGCATGCGTTGCTGTGGCGTTGCACGCAGCAGCTCGTTGCGCACGGTGCCAACGAACTCCTGATTGACGCCAGCGGGCAGCGGCCTGGCAGCGGGCATCTCGCCCATAACGCTGAAGCCGGGCGTGCCTGCATTGAATGTCTGCGCTGGCACAGGGGCTTGCGCCGGTCTGTTGATCCCGAACGGGTCCATGACCGGAGGAAGCTGAAAGCCAAGAACAGCCCTGGGTGCCGCCCCACCACCCGGGTCTGGGTTGACAGCAACCGCAGGAGGGACCAACGCTTGGTCCTGGGGCGGGGTCGCTGTGTCTTGTGCGATTAAATCATCAAGCAAGCCACCGGGCGTGATCGACGCACGGGGCTGTGCGGTTGGCCGTTGTGGGTTGGGAATCAGGTCATCGAGCAGATTGTTGAGCATTCAGTGCAGCCTCGATCTGTTTTCTGGTGTAGCCAGTGCGCTGGGCAATGGTCTTGTATGTCTTGTCTGGATCGACGCCAGCGTCCAGCGCCTTGCGCACGCTGGCCAACACAGATTGAGGGACCAGGAGCTTGCCCGTGCCGAAGATGCCAGTGCTGGCCTGTGCTGGGTCGCCCCAGAACTCACGCATGGAGCGAGCCGTCGCGTTGGCCAAGTCACCGAACTCGGGCGATGCCGGGTCGCGGAAGTGCTTGGCCGCGTTATCACGGATCAGGTCGCGGGTGGCCAGCGGCATCGTGGTGCCCAGCTTGGTTGCGCCCGACTCGATCAACGAATTGACCGCCTTGATCTGCGGAGCCTCAAAGCGCAGTGGCTTGCCAGCGCTGGCGCCAGACGCACCGGATGCGCTTGAAACCCGGGCTGGGCCAGAGGCTGCGTCACCACCCAGCGTGCCGGGTTGCTGCTGCTGGCCAGTGCCCACGGTCGTGCGACCGCGCACAACGTAGCGGCCTTGCTCGTCGGGCTCGATGCCCAGCGCCTTGCCGCGTGCTGCGCTGACCACCACGTCGGCATTGTTGCCAGCGCTGACTGGCGCGTTGAGCACGCTGAACTGGTTGCGCGTGTTGGCGCCGCCCTGTTGGATGCGCTCTTGCGCCAGTCGCGTGTCGTTGATCGTGCCCTGCTTGGTCAGGTCTTCGGCCGCGTCGCGTGCGCTGATCGCGTCCTGGCGGCCAGTGGTCAGCGCCGTGTTCTGGTTGGGGTTGATGCCAACGAACGGAGCGGCGGCCAGCGCTGTATCGGGGGCTTCACCGAATGCGCGGCGCTGGTACTCGCTGATGCCAGCGGCCTTGAGCACATCATCCAACTTCAGGCCACGGATGGTGGCCTCCTGAAGGGCGGCGGCCATCTTGTCCTGCGCGGTGTTGCTGGGCATGAAGACCGAAGAGATGGGGCCGGTCTGCGCAGGCGCCGTCAGGCTGAAGTCAGTCGGCGGCATGGGCGCGAAGTCTGGGTTGGTCCGCAGCGGGTCGTCCTTGAGCACACCTCCGCTCATCAGCAACTCGGCCAGCGCTTGAGGGTTGGCCGCCATCGCGTCGTTCTTGTCGCGCAGGCCACGGCTTTGCTCGCCGCGATACCCGGCCAGCGCGTCAGATGCGCGGGCTTGGGCCTGGTTCTCGGCAATCATCGACTGCGCCCGAGGGTCTGGGTTTTGCTGCGCAAACAGCGACGCCAGGCCGGTGAATGCCTGGCCAATTGCAGGGTTCCTGAATTGGTAGAAAGGGTTTTGTCGTGCGGGCATGGTGCCTCCAGTTATCGGATGCCCAGGCCGGATGGGCGGTCAGTACGGATGCCGACGCCGCCGCCGCCCATGCGAAGACCAGTCTGTCCACCGCCCGAAGGCAGGCTCAATGCGTAGGGGCTGGGCGCGGCGGGTGGACGGTTGGCGTACTGCAAGCCAGCGTTGGCCAGGCCCACAAACAAGTCGCCCAGCATGCTGGGTGGCGGCTTGACGAATTGCTGCTCAACGAAGCGCTCGCCAATAAACTGCCCCCGCGATGGCAGTGATGCCGTCGGCGTCCTGGTCAGGATCGGGTTGGTCTGAAAGTACATGCTGGCCGCTTCAACTTCTGGCGCCAGCGCTCCCTGCGACCCACGCGCAAAGTTTTGGATGATGGCGTCGAGCTGCTGGTTGCGACCCATGTTGATGCTCTTGTCGAACATCGTGCTGCCAAAGGACTGAAGCGCAGCCAACTTGTTAGCCTGGTTGCCCACCATGCCACTGGCTTGCGCACGCGCATCGGCTTCAAAGCTGGCCGTCGGTGCGGATGCTGCGGGTGCGTTGGTCGCTGGCCCATCTCGGCCAAGGACGTCAGCAAAGATGGCGGCCAGCGAGTCTTGCTTGGCGCCCATGTCCTGGTTGAAGCTCGGGCCGAACTCGCCCAGCGAGCTGGCAAATGCGTCGCCCTGTGCGCGGCCGAACTCCTGCTGGCGGCCCACTTCGCGGTTGGACGCGCCGTAAGCCCGGTCAGATGCGCTCTGCCTTGCATCGAGGTTCTGCTGCATGGCGGCCATGGTCCTGGCCAGGTTTGCGTCCTGGTCGGCTTTGGCCGCCTCAAGGTTTTGACGCTCGCGGGCAATCTGTTCTGCCAACGACGCGCTGTCCCAAGAAATACGCTCTGCGCGAGTCTGGTCAGCCTGCGCGATAGCTCGGCGCAATTGCTCCGTCTGGAATTGGTTGGCCCGCTCGGCGGCCCTGCGGTCGGCCCGTGCGTTGATGGCGTTGCCAACTGTGCCGATGAGCAATGGTGCGAACATAAGCGCCCCTTAGCTCACAACGCGACCAGAGCCGTCGGACATCGAGTCGCTGAAGAGGCCGACGCCTTGCGCCGCCTTGCCTGCAATGGGCTTCTTTGTAGTGCCTACCGTGCTGGCCAAGTCCGTGAGCATGCTGGCCAGCGGTGTGAACGCCTGACCGGGGACGGCCGTTTGTGCACGTTGCTCGGCAAGCGAGCGCACGGCGCCTGGATCGGCCAACGATGCGTTGGTGGCAAACAGCTCTGAGCGTGCACGCTCGATGGCGCTGCGGGCGTCGTTGGCAAACTGCTGCCCGCGATCTGCCAGCGACAACTTCTGTGTGTCGTACTCGCGCTGAGCCCTGGCAAATGTCTCGCCGCGCAGCGACGAATTGAGGTTGCCACTGCGAGCCAGCGATGCGGTCAGATTCCTGAGCGTTTCCTGGTACTGCGTATCAAGCTGGGGCAAAGCAAAGTCCACGTAGGACTTGGCGCGGTTGTTGAAGAAGTCGTCGTTGAACTGACCGAAGACAGAAGAGATTTCCTGCTGGCCCTGAAGGATGTTGTTCTGGCGGGCTTGCTCGGCCGCACGCACGCGAGCGGCTTCTTCCGCTACCTGCGCCCGTTGCTGTTCAAAAGCCCGCTCCTGCGCCTTGAGCTGATTGGCCGCTGCCGCTTCGGCTTGAGCCTGCATCAGGCGCTGAAGGTCCAGTTGCTCTTGCTGGAATGTGCGAGTTTCACCCAGCAAGCGCTCGGCGGCTGCACGCTCTTCAGCCAGGCGACGCTGCTCTGCCTCTTGCTGTAATGCAAACTGTTGGTCGGCCTGTGCTTGTGCGGAGGTTGCGGCCTTCTTCTGCTCGTCGGCCATGTAGCCACCGCCAGCGCCAACAACGGCTCCCACGGGGCCGCCAACCACGAAGCCCAGCGCCGCACCGACCAGCGGCTTGATGATGTTCTTGAACAGACTTTTGAGAAAGAACTCAGGCTGGCCAGTGGCAGGGTTAATGGTCCCTGACCCACCCACAGATTGCAGGAGCTGCATCTCTTGAGGGTTGACGTGGGCCATCATTGTGTCGCCGTTGCGGCCTTTGCTGGCCAGCACGTCGCCGATGCCGGGCTCGCCCGAGAAAGGCGCCAGGCTCTGTGCCACGATGGCCATTTGCTCGGGCGTCATCTGCTCGGGTAAGTCGCCAGGGTCAAGCTGATCGTTTTGGATCAGGAACTGGCGCACCTGGGTGTATTGCTGCGGGTTCTGGGCCAGATAAGAAAAGAGCCGGTGAATTTGCGCGGCGCCTTCTTGCTCTTCCTTGCCAGACACGATCCCGGCGATGGAGGTTTTAGACATAACGGTGTCCTCTTTCAACGCCTGGCGAGGGACGCAACAATTTTCGCCGGATGTGCCGATTGTATGAAATCTGTCTGCTTGTGTCAGACATTTTCAACCCCTATCGCCACCTTCAAAGTGAATAATCAGGGAGCCCAACTTGGCATAGCCGTCGTTTTGGCTCGTCAACTTGATGGCCAGGTGCGTGGCGGTAGCCTGGAAAGCCACGTCGCCCTTGTCGTAGGTGGTTTCCTCGACGTAGGCCACCGTCTGTAACGCAGTCTGGTCCACAGGGTTGGAGGCGATTTCCACCTTCCAAAGACCTTCGCTGGCCATATCCATGCCGGTGAACATCTTTTTGGTGGCAGGCTGCTTGGCGTCCACGTAGGGCAGGAATGCCGTTACCGGGGTGTCGTCATAGGTCGTGCCGTTCTCGCCGCCCAACAGGTACATCACGTTGTTGTCGCCACGGCAGTAGAGCCTGCGGCCGATGATGGCCCAATCCTTGACAGCGAAACCTGGCTCGTAGATTGACCAGGCCGACACACGCGAGGCCGGGAAGTAGCTGAACACATAGCACTTGGTGCCAACGGCCAGGATGTACCGGCCATCGCGGGGCTCCAGCACGGCTCGGCTCTCACGCACCGTCAGGCGGTCTGCGTTGATGTCGGCCAGCACCAGGGTGTCGATGGCGTTGCCGATGTCGGTGGCAAACGCTGCGTTGGATGAGTCACGGGCTCGCAGCGAGCGAATGCCGGACTCGGACAGGTAGAACACGTCGCTGTCGCCAATCTCCTGCACGCTCAGCGGGGCGATGGCGCCGGTGTTGTTCAGCACCTGGAGCTGCTGGTTGCCGCTGGCCTGCACGTCCACAAACCAGATTTGCACCGTGCGCTCGGAGAAGATCGCCAGGTTCTGCTGGTAGTTGGCAATCGAGGTCAGCCGCTCGGAGCCTTCAGCGTTGGTGGACAGGTCAATGAAGCCCGCCTCTTTAGCTGACTCGTTGGCCTCCAGCGGGTCTTGGATGCCCGAGAAGTGCACCAGGGACTGCGCCGTGGAGTAGACCTTGCTCTTGGCGGGCTTGCTGTACTCGCCCGGCAGGTAAGTCGCCGTGCCAGCGCCCGTGGCCAGATCAGCGCCACCGGCCAGCGCCACGGAGGCTGTGCTCAACGTGACGTTGCCCGTGGCCGTGATGGCCATGGTCTTGCCGTTGTTGGCAGCACCGGCCGCCTGCACCATGACGTTGACCTTGTTGCCAACAGCCAGCGCCCGGTAGTCGGGCGTGCTCTGGTGCTCGTTGATTTCGGCTGCGACGGCGGCGGCCGTGGTCGCGTTGTTGCCTGTGTGCTTGATGGTGCGGCCGATGATCGTCACGCCATCGACTGTCAGCGCGGTAATCGCGTTATCCACACCACCCGCAAAGTTATTCACAGACCCGACCGTCAGGCCACCCGTGGTGCTGACTGTCAGCGCCAGGCTGTTGAACGATGTGCCAGGTGTCACCGATGTGACTGTGACCGTGGCGCCCGATGCCGTCGCCGTGAAGTCGGGGTTGCCCACAAACGCATTGATCGCGGCGGCCACGGCGGCGGCGGTGCCCGCGTTGCTGCCGTTGTGCTGCACGGCCTGGGTCAGGATGGCCAGCGTGCCAGCGCGAATCGAGGTGATGCGGTCGCTGGCCGAGTTGATGCCACCCGTGATGGTGAAGCTGGCCGTCGCGCTGACGCCACCCGTCGTGCCGCCTGTGATGTCAAAGCTGGCGCGAGCCCGGGCTTCCACGAACTCCGCGTGCCGCGTGCCGTTGTAGAAGTGATAGATGCTGCCGTCCTCGTACTGAGCGATGGCGTAGGGCTTGCCAGCGAAGGCGCTGACTTGCAGCATTTTGGCCATGGCCACACCCGTGGGGTGTTGCAGGCGCTGATAGACCATGTTGGCCGGGGTGCCAGCCGGGAAAGTCACCGACTCGACGGAGCCGAACGTGTAGAGCGTGCCGCCGACGGCCGACAAGCCGAACGTGCCAGCGGGCATGGTGATCTGAGGCACGAATGCCAGGCGCTTTTCAATTTCGCCGCCCCGATTGATGTGGCCATTGACCAGCGACAACAGGGAGCCAGGCACAGACAGCACCGCCATGCGGCGCGAGTCCATGCCTGCGCGGAAGTCTTCAATGGCAAAGTACGGCATGGGGCTTACTGTGTTTGGACTGCAATGATCTTTGGACCCCTGGGCATGCGGCCTGGCGCCTCGTTGCTCAGAGTGAAGGTGTCGCTCTTGGAGTTGCGGGCCTTGAGCCTGGCGTAGTGCTTCTCGGCCAGTTGGAGCTTCAAGCCAGCGTCGGCTGACTTCTCGCGGGCCAGAATCTCGGCGGCGCTGTACAGCACCAGCAAGGTGTCATCCAGGTCGGCGCGGTCGCTCTCGGCCACCAGGGGCCGCAGCCTGCGGATGCCGGTGAAGCGCACGATGTCGCTTGACTGTGCGATGGACCCGTTCTGTGATGGGATCGGCCAGAACTCGACCTGATCGTTTTCATGCTCGGACCAGCGCTCGACGGGGAATGCGCGGATGTCCTTGTCGGAGTCGTGCAGATCCAGGTGTTCGCGGTGGATGCCGTGGTGCATGGGAATCCAGCGGTCGCCGTACTTGAACTGCACCTTCTCGATGCGCTCCAGCGTCAGGTCGGCCGGGATGTTGTAGTAGCGCTGGCCAGCTTGCACGGCCACGTCGCGGTCCACGCGCAGGAAAGTCCAGTCGTAGTCCTCCCACAGCCTGCGCTGCTGGCGCTGGAGGACGCGGACCAGGACTTCGCGCATGGCAGCGCCCAAGTTGGCCTGCAACGAATGCCCGGCCTCAGCCCGCACGTCGTCAATCAATTCGCCAAGGGTGACATTGCGGGCCATGGGTCGCTCCTTATTCGCCAGCCACGTCGGCGGCGGTCATTTCCTCAGCGGCGCTGGCTTTGGCCTTGCGCTTGGTCTTGAGGGCAGTGTTGGAAATCACGAACTCGTCGCTGATGCCAGCGTCGTCCAGTGTCTTGGGCAGTGCACCAGCGGCGCCGAACGTGTCGCGCACGATGTTCTCGGGCGAGCGGTAGAGGGCGTTGAGACGCGAGCGCTCTTCGCTGCTGTCCATGGACTCGTCAGCGATGACCTCGATGTTGCGCACAGCGTCTTCACCGTGGATGACGCGCAAGATGGCCAGCTCGGGGACGGTGACGCGCTCTTTGGCGACGGTCATGCCGACTTCGCCGCCAATGGCAACAGTGCAGTTACAGATTTGCATGGGGATTCTCCTGGGGTAGTTACGAAAAGGGGCCGCCACCTTTCGATGGCAGCCCCTCGTCTTTCAGCCGATTAGCTGAACTGGTACACGCCGTGGCAGTTGAGCTGCTGGGCAGCCAAAACGCCGGTCGTGGTGATAGCGCGGTACATCACGTACTGGTTGTGCGGACGGGCCGGGCTGTGACGCTTCATCTTCTCGCTCTCCATGTAGTACAGGCACAGCTTGGAGGTGTCGAGGATGTAGGCACGCTTGCGGTAGTCGGTGGTGCCACCCAGGGTGGTGCCGATGTCGTCCATCGTGGGGTCGTACTTGAACACCAGGCCACCGAAAGTCACGTCGCCGTGCTTGATGTCGTTGCCACGTGCAAAGCCACCGTCGGTGTAGTAGCCGCGAGCACGCAGCTCTTTGTTCAAGCGGTCCATGAAGTCCGAGCCGCACAGGGCCAGGTTGGGCTTGCCGCCAAAGCGCTGGAGTTGACGGAACTCTTTGTTGAGCATGTCAATCAGCTCGTCGCCAGTGCTGGTCGTGGTGACAGCCAGGTTGACGCGGTTGCGCCACCAGGCGTTGGCCGCAGCGTTCTGGTCGATGCCACCGACGTTCTGGCCAACTGCGCCAGGTGTGTCCTTGACGAAAGCGCGGATACCGGCCAATGCGTTGGCGTCGGCAGTACCGTCACCCCACAAGAAGCCGTTGAGGCCGCGTGCGTAGCCTTCAGCCATGTCTTCCAGCTTGTCTTCCAACAGGTTGGCCAGCGCGGTTTCTTCGCGGCCACGGTTGTTCTTCAAGGACTCGCTGTTGAGGCTGTCAACGACACTGATGCCGTCGCGCTTCAATTCGGTCAAAGTCACACCGATGCCGATGTGGTGCTCTTTCCAGGTGAAGCTGGCGCGCTTGATCTTCGCAGGGTTGACGTAGTTCACGGTGTCGTTGTGGGTGAAACCACCCAGCGTCGAGTCGTACTGACCCTTCACTGCAACAGACACTGCGCCCTTGCCGCCTGGGAAGGTCTTGGCTTTGGCATCCATGGCGGCCAGCAAAGGCTTGTCTTGGATGGTGGACGAGAAAACGCTGCCTTTTTCGATGTAGTAATCGAGTGCTGCGTTGGCGATGTTGTCGATTTCGGCTTGAGAAAATGCCATTTGAAAATCTCCGATTCAGTTGCTGATCGGCTCAGGCACCGGCCGATACCCGACGGATCACGTCGAGCAGGCTTTTGGGTTCCGGTTGCGCAGAGCCATTTGTCTTGCCCCCGACCGTGGTTCGCATTGGCGCTTTGTCCCCGCGCACGCGCAAGAGTGTTTGAGTCACCGCGTCATAGGCGTCTTTCGACAACCTGAGCGCTTCCTCCGCATTCCTGGGCATGCCGTTGGACGCAACGTGAGCGCGTACACGGTCTTTTACCAATTCAGCCTTCAGATCAAAGTCGGGATCGGACGATTTCGTCGCCTGTTCCCATGCCGACACCGCGCTGGCCATCGCGTTCACTTGACTGCGTTGGTCCTGTACGGACCGTTGCGCCAACTGACTTTGCGCCAACTGCGCCTTGCGCTCTGCACTTACCCGTTGCTGGTGCAAGTCCTGTGCTGTCTCCCGGTCGATGTAGCCTTGTTCGACTTTCTCTTCCAGGTCGGTGGGCAATTGCTTGCCTGCCATGACGGCCAGTGCTTGCGTCCGTTGCAGCATCAGCTCGTAAGCCTTTGCCGGGTCGCCCGTTTTCATCTGAGCCAACATGTCAAGTGACTGAGCCACCTCTTCGGCGGTCAATCCGTTGGACTGCATGAAACTCTGAATGTCGCGGTACTGCTTCGCGTCAGCCTCATAAGCCATCGCCTGCTCACGCAATGCGTGTTTTTGAGCGATCAGCTTCTTAAAGCGTGGGTGCTGGTGAAATGGCAGCTTGGAGTAATCCTCTTCATGCTGGCCATCGGCTTGTTGATCTTGCTCTTCGGTTGGCGAGTCCGTGTCACTGCCCTGCGTGCTGGGCTCGGCGGATTGCTCCACCACGCTTTGCACTACGGACAGGAGGCTGTCTTCTGTTTCGCCTGGCTTGCCAGAATTTTCTGCCGCTTGCGTGGCATCGTTTTCCAGCTCCGGGGACGAACCGGATTGCTCTTCAATTTGCATACGTCATCCTTGCGTTTGTTTTCCTGTTGCGATTTTGTCTGATTTTGCGCGACTATTCAACAACATAGCCGCACAAACTCACATCATTGTTGGCATTGGCCCGGTCGGACCGACGCCCGGTGCGCCTGGTGTTGGAGCGTTCATGCCGCCCGCCTGGCCCTGATTCATGCCAGCGGCGGCGTTGGCGTCCTGCATGCCATTCATGGCCACCACCGACTTCATGCCCTCGGCCAGCGCTGCGTCCAAGTCCAACTTGTCGTCCATGCGCTTCAAGACTTCCTTGGCCAGCCACTTCGGGTCGATGCCTGGAATCTGAATGATGAAAGGCAACACGCGCTCGATGTTGCGCAGCTCGGCGGCCTGGTTTGGCTTGCCGGTGGAGCCTGCTTCGATTTCCAATTGGATTTCGTCGGCAATCTCTTGAGCCGTCAGCTCGGGCCACACGGCGCCTGGGCCAGCGATCTTCTTGACCTGCTCGGCGCTCATTTGCTGGAACATGATGGCGCCAGCGGATCGGGCGATTTCGGACATGAAGCTGTCCAACTCGTCCACCTGGGCGCCCAGCGCCGACATGCGCGAGGACTCGGCCACACTGGTTTCCGTGGCCGTCGCGCCAGCGGTGCCCCCAAAGTTGGCCTCCTGAGCGCCGACGGCGAGCTGCACGTCATCGAACACAGTGCCGACTTCGTACAGGTTGGGATCGATGCCCACGGTCTTGAGCGGGGTCACCAGGTCTTCCGACTTCTGGCCGGACTGCATGCCCTGCACGGTGATGACGCCGTGCGCTGGGCGGGTGGCCAGCTTTTCCTTGTCCTCTTCCTCCAGGGCGCCAGCGGGCGTCAGGTAGGCCGGACGGTTGGCCAGGCGGTGCTCGCGCAGGCCTTCGCGTGCGCGGTTGTACTCATGGGCCATCGAGCGCATCAGGTGCACATCGGACGGCGGGTAGATTTCCTTGTCGTGCTCGACCTCGTTGCAGACCAGAGAAAACACTGGCCAGAAGGTTTCCAGCTTAAGCTCGGGCTCGGCAGGCTCCTTCAGGAAATCCTTGAAGCCCTCGGCCACGGTGTAGACCAGGCCGCTTGGCTTGTCGTAAATCTCGTAGACGCAGACCATGCCCTCGTCGGGGGAGGCCGTCTTGTCGCCATCGGAGCTGGCCAAGCCCTTGCGCGATGAGTCGTGCGAGCGGCCCTTGACTTGGTAGCCGGTGTAGTTGTCGCCCACCTCTTTGCCGTAAATCTCCATCACCTCGTCGGGCGTGAAGAACATCTGGTGCGCGATCCAGCGGGCGCCAATGAAGCCGCGCAGTTGCTTGCAGCGCGGGTCAACGATGATGGCCGTCGAGTCGGGGAAGTCGAACATCAGGCCTTCGCGCACGATCACGTCGGGCTGGCGCGTCAGCTCCTGCATGGACAGCATCAGCTCTTCGTACTCGGCCGCCGTGTCGTTCAGCTCGCCCTCGTTGACCTCTTTGGCCAAGCGCTCCAGGTGGTCCAAGCGCACTTGCACATCGTTCATGCGGGCGCTGATTTCAGGGCGGCGCTGCATCTCACGCTGGAAACCCAGCTTCACGTAGCCCACGCCCGTGGTCAGCATGCGGCGCACCAGCGCCTTCATCTGCGACTTGAACGTCGGCTGCGACTCAGCCATGAAATAGCTGAACAGGATTTCCAGCGTCTTGGCAATCTTCTCCAGGCGCTGGTTTTCGGCCTGCACCTGGTCGTACTCGGCCAGCACCATGCCAACGGCCTGCGGGATGGGCTGCATGGTTTCCTCGGCCAGCTTGCGGGCGGCCTTGGCGTTCTCCAGCATGTCCACCGACCCGTCCCAGAGCTGATACATCATGCGGTGGCGACGCTTGGCCACGCAGCGCGGGTTCTTGGCGTACAGGGCCGCCGTGCGCTGTTGGACGTGACGCTGGGCGATGTTGACGGAATACTTCTGGTCGTCCCACAGCTTCGGGTCGTAGCCGTGGAACACCATGTCCATGTCGGCCTTCATGCGCTCAAAAGCCTTTTTGTGCTCGCCCTTGGCCGTCGTGACCCGGGTCAGCAACTCTGCCACCAGGTTCTGGCGCGACAAGCTCGCGTCTTTGTCGGTGGCGTCTACGGCAGCGGTGGCCACGATCACTTGCATTTGTTCTTGCTCTTCCATTACCAACCTTTCGTGGCCGTTGCCAGCCGTTGTTGTTTTGCGCGGTGCGCTGCGTCAGCTTTGAGCCAACCCAGCGTGCCGTATCGGGGGCCGCCATCGGCGGGCTTCGTGCGCGTCGGCGTTGACATGCGGTCCACTGCCCGGCCAAGCCAGGCGAGTGCATCCACAAAGTCGTCGTGACGTGCGTTGGGAAACTTCAGCAGCTCGTCGCGGGCCTCCATGGCCCACGGTGCGTGCTTGGGAAACTTGACCTTCTTCATGGACATGCGGCCCATGATTGACTGCGCCCGCTGCACCTTGTTGCCGATGGGCGTGACCTCTTCGACGGTGAAATAGGTGCGCTCTTCCTGCATGCGCTTGCGCAGGAACGGGCCGATGGCTTTGCTGATGTGGCCCTTTTCAGCGAACCACAGCATGGGCTTCCATTGTTTGGCCAGGCGCAGCATCGCCTCGACTTGCTTGTCGGCGCCCGCCTTCTCCCACCACACGTCCAGCAGGTAGATGTCGCCGTATTGGTCCACGCCACCGACGATCATTACGGTGGCATCGTTGCGCGTCTTGTCCTCGCCAATGGCATGGTCGCTGGCCGCGTAGATGCGCAGATCGGGCGGCAGTTGCGACTTCTCGTAGTGCACGATCCAGTCGGCACGGAACAGGTCGCCGTCTTCTGGCGTGGGTTGCTGTTGGTACAGGGCGCTAAAACCCTTGGGGTCCAGCGTCTTGGCCGCGTTTAGGAACTCCAGGTCAAAGCGCTCGGGCCACAAGGCTTCGCCAGGTGCACGGCCCAGCGGGTCGGCTTCTTTGGCGATGGCGGGCAAGTTGATAATCTTCCACTTGGCCGCCTCAGTCTCGGAGTAGCAGGGGTTGCTCGGGTCCGTCAGGCGGCCGATCAGGTCGTCTTCATGCCAGCGTGTGTGCACAACGACGACACAAGCGAACTTGGTCATTAAGCGGGTCATGGCCACCTGGGTGAACCAGTCCCACAGCTTTGCTCGCAGCGTTGGCGACTGCGCCTCTTCGCTGTCTTTGATCGGGTCATCGATGATGAGGATGTCGGCGCCACGGCCCGTGATCGAGCCGCCTCGCCCCACAAAGGCCGCCATGCCGCCAGCGCCCGATTGCAGCTTTTCCTTGCTCAGGCCGCCTGCGCGAAAGCGGAACTTCGGAAACACCTGCTTAAAGGCGGGCGACTGCATGATGGCGCGGCAGTCCGAGCCAATGTCCTGGCTGAAGGGCTCGTTGTAGGTGGCAAAAATGATGTTGCGGTACGGGTCGCGGGCCAGAAGCCACGGGATGAACCGCCGCGAAATCAGCTCTGTCTTGCCGTGCCGGGGTGGCAGGGTGACGATGAGCCTGGGAATGTGGCCCTTCTCGACCTTCTCCAGCACCTTGGCCAGCGCCCGGTGATGCTTGGCATCCTTGAAGGTGGACAGCTCCACGTTCTCGGGGTCTTCGATGTCGGGCATCGTGAACTTCACGAACTTCAGGAAGTCGTCACGCGCCTCGATGCCCAGCTTTGCCCGCTGGGCCGCCGCGATCCGCTTTTCGATGGCCGACATCTTGGCCGCGCCGTCATCGGGCGCTGCCTGCGTGTCTTCTGTGTCGGGTGCTTCGATCATTGTCTGTCCTGATTACCGACTGAGGGCCAAAAATAGAGGCACCAGCTCGCGCACGCCAAACACCACCGTGCCCACAAGGCCCACGGCGGCGAGGAATGAGATGAGCCAGTCGGTCATGTCACTTGGCCTTCAGGTGATCCCAGGCGGCCACAACGGCCACGCCCAGGCTACCGATCCAGATGATGGGTTTGACGGCCTTGGCCAGCCAATCGAGCACGGTGAAGGCACCCTGCGCAGCCTGGAAGGCCGAAACCATGCCATCGGTGTTTTTGTCGATGCGATCAACTTTCTCCTCCAGGCGCACAACCCGGTCGTAGATTTCTTTGTGGGTGATGTCGTGGTCGCTCATGTCTTACAGCTCGTTGTTGCAGGTCCAGGTGCCACCGGCGATGCCGTTGTTGTTGGCGACGGCGGTGCTCATGTACAGCGAGCACTGGTCGGTGCCGATGTTGTTCAGCGTGACGGCACTTCCGCTGTTGCGCTGGTCGATCCGCATGTCGCCGTTGATGATGCGGTTGCGCACCCCCAGCTCGGCGCCAGCGTTGGCCAGTTTCGCAGCGGTGACGTTGCCATCCACCAGGTCGTCGGTTTCGATCAAGCCCGTGGCCGATGGCTTCAAGTTGGATAGATTTCTTGCGCGTCCCATCACGGGCTCCTTTCGATGTTCTGAAAGGCCCAAGAGGGCCGGTCAATGATTTATGCGTTAGGTGGCTTCACCCAAGAAGTCGACCCTTCATCCCAAATGTAGAACTGCCCGTCTGTCGGATACGGGACCGGCGACTCAAACGAACACGTTGCTGCATTGAATACCCACGACAAAAAGCCATGCTCGGCCCACAGAGCTTTGACTGCCGCTTGCTTCGATAGAACTTCATCCTCTGTCATCTGACGGACGTGGTGTACATCGGTAAACCCGTCCCCGACGGGTTCGTAGGTTACGCCCTCATAAACCTCATACACGCCAATCGATGGTGGCTCGACTCGCTTAAAGCGAGCAAACTCTGAGGGCAAATTCTGAACGTCAACGTTAGGGAACGCTGCGCGAAAGTTGTCGTCGAGAATGGGATGGTCGACGGCGTGGCCGTCGACAACTCGAATAAAGAGGTTCATCAAATGTTTCCTGTGTTTGTTGATGGGAACGCCCGAGTAATGCCGGTCTCGCCAGCCCAGATGATTCGCACGGCACCGCCGCCACCAGATGCGTTGCCGCCGCTGTAGTGCGCTCCGGCACCGCCACCCCCGTATGCACCGCCGTTTCCAGCCGGCTGCGCGTCTTGACCATCAGCGCCACCAGAGCCGCCTCGGCCGCCCGAATACGAGGTGGTGCCTGCGGCGCCGTTTGCACCCTGCCCGAGAAGGCCAACACCACCACCACCCCCGGTGAAGTTGTAGCTACTGCGGTTGTAGCCGCCCCCACCACCGCCGCCGCTTCCAGCAGCCGGAAGGAAACCGGACCCCTCATAGCCGCCAGCGTTTCCGCCGTTGCCGGTGTAACCACCTGCGCCGCCACCACCGGTCGTGTTTCCGTAGCTTGGGCAAGTGCCACCATTTCCGCCGCCGTCGCCGGCATAAGTACCTGCCGTGGTGCCCGGGTACTGACCACCACCGCCTCGAACGGTAGTTGAGTTGATGAAGAAGCTATTGCCGCCGCTGTTACTTACTGAACCTCCAGCTCCAACAGTGACGGTATATGACGCGCCCGGCGTGACTGAAATGTTGTTCCTCCACCCGAGGCCACCGCCGCTGCCCGCCACGCTGGAGGAAGTATTTCCTCCGCCGCCCCCACCTACCGCAACGACGCTTACGGATGTCACACCCGCAGGAGCAACCCAGGTGTACGCACCTGGCGTCGTGTATGCCTGCTGACCGGCTGGGACAACAACCGTAAACGGGCCGATTGTTCGACCGTTCACAGTGATATCGCCAGTACCAAGCGACGCGGGTGTGTATGTGATTGTCTCGCCGCTTCGAGTGACGGTCCCGTTGGTTGTAGATAGCGTGTAGGTCGAATATGCGTCGAAGTTAGTGATAGTGAACGTTGCCGCCGAGCCTGGGGAAAGCGTCGAGATTAGCGACGGCCCAATAATCGATAAGGTGGCCAAAGCAAGGTCACCGGAGCCCAGCACAGACTCGCCGTTGATCGTCTTGATGTTCGTGCCCGACTCCAGCGTCGGCTGCTTGGCATCCAGCGCCGCCTGCAACCCGTTGATGTCGCTCACAGCCACCGAGCCGATGGCCTTGAACGACAGGATGCGCACCTCGTCGTTGAGCGCCAGGGCCGACGCGAACGTGATCGTCGTGCCGTCGGTGGCCGTGATGTCGGCCGAGCCCAGCAGCACGCCGTTGACGTACACGAAGGTGTAGCCGACCCGGTAGACGCCCGTGAACGTGTAGGTCGTCTGACCAGCGGTGGCCAGGAACTCGCGCTCGGTCAGGGTGTCGGGCGATGCCGCCTGGTCCTGCCAGGCGGTGCCGTTCCACACCCGCATGGTCATTGCCGCCGAGTTGAAGTAAATCGTGCCGACCATCAGCGCGTTGCCGTCGTTGTCCGTTGTCGGGTTCGATGCCTTGGCGCCCAGGTAGCGGTCGTCGAACTGGTCGTAAGACGCCGCCGCAGCGGTGGCGCTGGATGCGGCCGATGTCGCGCTGTTGGCTGCGTTGGTGGCCGATGTCTCAGCCGCCGTCACAGCGGCGCTCACCGCCGCATCAGCGTCAGCAGCAGCCGTCGCCGCAGCGTTTTGGGCCGTGGTGGCCGATGCAGCAGCAGCGGTCGCGGAGTTGGCCGCGTTCGTCGCCTGGGTCGTTGCAGTGGTGGCCGAGCCAGCAGCAGCAGTGGCCGATGCGGCAGACGCGGCAGCCTGCGTTGTCGCGGTGGAGGCCGATCCGGCAGCGGCCGTCGCTGAGTTGGCAGCGTTGGTGGCCTGCGTTGTGGCCGTCGTCGCCTGGTTGGTCGCGGTGGTTGCGCTATTGGCAGCAGCCGTGGCCGAGCTGGCCGAGTTGGTGGCCGACGTTGCAGCGGCCGTAGCCGATCCAGATGCAGCCGTAGCAGAGCCAGCGGCAGCCGTCGCAGAGGCCGCCGCGTTTGTGGCCTGGGCCAAGGCCGCATCGGCAGCCAATTGAGCCTCCACGCCCGTGCCACGCACCATCACGTTGGAGCGGCCAGCCACCGATGGGGCCGATGGGGCCACCACGAACGTCAGCGTCGTGCCGCTGATCGTGAAGTCCTGGCCAGGAATCTGCGCCACACCGCCAACGAACACCTGGGCCGCGTTGCTGCCGGTGTAGGTGAAGCCCAGCGTAAAGACCGTCTGCGAGCCGGTGCCTTCAAACAGATCAACAGCCGTCGCTTGGCCGGTCAATGCCGCGTTGGCGATCAACAGCCAACGGCCAGCGGCCAGGTCGGTCGTGAACTGCGCGACAGCCGTGTGTGCAACGATGCACAAGTAGGTGGCCGCATTGAACGTCACCAAGTCACCCAAGGCATACACCGTGGTGGCCAGCCAATTGCCACGCGGCACGTACTCGCCCTGGTGGATCATGGCCAGCGCACCCGCCGACAACGACTCAGGCGTCACCGACTGGTTCGCCAGCTTGCCGTCGTCGCGCTGAATCAGGCCAATGTTGGCCCGGAGCTGGTCGGTCGTGAGCTTGACGGCATCTAGTTCAGCATCCACCTCGCTGCCGCGCAGGGGCTTGGTGGGATTGACCGTCTGGTAGTCGCTGAAGTCATACAGCCGGTTGTAGGGTGTCGGTTGCGCCATGAGAAAGCCCTGTCTGGAAGTTGGCCGATTGTAGGGCGCGGCGTCTTGTTTTTGTTGGGTTTTTGGTGGGTTCTGGGCGCTTTCAAGGGGACGCGAAGTCGGCGGTCGGTGAGCGCGAAGTCCGTGAAAACTAAAAATTTCTGGGGGCGGGGGTAACCAGATGGCGGCGGCCGAGCGGGGGAGCCCCGGGGGGCGGGTCGGGTCCGGGCCAGCGTGCACGCCTGCGCCCTCCACAATCGACCAGCCCGGGCCAGCAGCCGCCGCCAGCCCGCCAGCCGGGCCGGGGGTCGAGCGCAAACCCTGCCGCCTGCCGAATATTAGGCGGGCACTGCCCTAGTTAGGCAGTGGTCAATCAAGGCCGGGTGGTGGTTTCCGTGGGGAGCTGCGCCATTGATTGCGCTGAATCGATGATTTCCACGTCTTGCGCGTCGATGGTGGTGGCCAGTGCTGCTTTTTCTTCCGTCCACTTATCGATCATCCGGGCCAGCTCTTCCGCTGTCATCTCGCTGAGCGGCCTGTCGTCGTCGTCCGTGCGCTTGGCCTTGCCGATGTCGCCCGACATCTCCAGCACGGTCCTTGCGGCCTGCACGCGGGCCGAGGCGGGCGCTTCCTTGTCCAACAGGATGTCGTGCAGCGTGCCGGTGGCAAGGTTCGCCAGCTCGCCGGAAATATATCTACCCCGCTCAAGGCGGATTGCAGCCTGTATGTGGGGCAAACGCCCCAGGTCATAGGCCGACGTGTCGGGGTCTGAATACCCCGCCTGGCGGGCGGCTTCGGTGGCATTACCCCCGATTCTCACCATCCGAGTCACGAATTGACGCTGTTTCGGGGTCAATTCAATACCTGGAGCGAAGGTAATCCGGGTTTTTGTCCCGGGGTTTGCGGCTAGTTTTCCCATAGCCTGATTGTCACCCAATCGATCAGACAAACGCCATTTGAAAATTCAATGACCGCATGTCGGTTTTTTGTATTGCGCCCGACATAGAATCGCGTTACTGCAACAGTGCAGGCAACTAACAGGAGCGTAACGCCATGACCATGACAGCAACCACCACCGCCCGTGTCTACGTGGGCACATACGCCAAGTACAACAGCGGCAGCATCGAGGGCGCCTGGCTGGACCTGGAGGAATACAGCGACAAAGACACGTTCATTGCAGCTTGCGAAGAGCTGCATAAGGACGAGGCCGACCCTGAGCTGATGTTCCAGGACTGGGAAGGCATCCCCGAAGGCATGATTTCCGAGAGCCACATCGACAGCGAGGTTTTCGCCTGGCTGGACCTGGACGACGACGAGCGCGAGATTCTGGCGGCCTACCGCGACAACATTGACCAGACCGGCGACATCGACCAGGCACGCGAGGCCTACAGCGGCCGGGCCGACAGCAAAGAGGACTTTGCCGAGGACCTGTACCGCGATTGCTACACGATCCCCAAAGAGCTGGACTGCTACATCGACTGGTCACGGGTGGCGCGTGACCTGGAGTGTGGCGACTACACCTTTGTTTATGCCGGTGGCGAGTACATCGTTTTCCGCAACGTCTGATTTCACGACCAACACCAACAGGAGAACCCAACATGAGCGAATCAACATTCCCCCAATTCGATGCCTACGTGTGCGCAGGCGACGCCATCACATGGAAGGCCGAGGGCTTCGACCTGACCGCTACCTTGGAGCGTGACGAAGACACCAAGCCCACCGATTACGAGTGCTACTCAGCCGACGACATCCAGCGATGGAAGGATGACGAGTGGTTTTATGGTGGCCTTGTCGTGTCTGTCTCGATCAACGGGGTGGAGCTGTCAGACCATGCCGCCAGCCTTTGGGGCATTGACTGCAACTTTGGAGAGAACAACAGCTATCTGGCCGAAGTCGCCCAGGAGCTGCAAGCCGAAGCCCTGACAACAGCCCGGGCCGAGGCTGTCCGTATGCGTGCAGCACTGGAAGAGGTGACCGCATGACCCCCCGCCAATTCCTTGAAGCCGTGGCCGTTGGCCTTGTCTTTGCCGTCCCCTTCCTGATCGAAATTGCCAAGGAGCTGCTGAAATGAAACGACTGATTTACCGGGCTTTGTCCTGCCGCTGTGTTGAGTGCAAAGAGGTGCGCGTATTTTTCTGGATTCGCCGTTGTGACTTTTGCGATGTTGGAGAGGGGCTAGTCAAATGACCCACAAGCTACACGTTCGCCTGGTGGACACCAAAAGCCACCGCCTGGAAGCCCACGAGCTGATGATCGGTGAAGCGCTCACGGCCCAGGACATCAAAGACGCGCACGCCTTCCTTGAACGCCGTGCGGCCATCCTGAAGAAGCGCCCAGCCGGTCAATGGCACATGGCCCAGGGCGTGATAACCATGTGGGTGCACGCATGACCTACACCACCACCAACGACAAGGGGTATGCCCGCACGGCCATCACCATCGAGGCCGCTCTTTGCTATGCCGTGCTGATGATCTATGTCGGCCCGGCCACCATCACCCAGGCCCGGGCCGATTTGGCCAAGGGCAAGCCCGTGACCATCTCCTACGGGTTCAAAACTGTAACCATCACCCCAGAGGCCCAGCCATGACCCACGACCCCCACCAAGCTGCCGAGGCTTCAGCCTTCGCCCTGACGCCCCAAGCCGGACCCGCAGCCATCGACACCACTGGCGACCTGTTCGGATTCGATGCCGACGATCTGGAGCACTGGCAAGCCGAGCGCACGACCAGACGCCAACGTGCCGCCGAGGGGGCAGACCTGTTTGACTGATCGTCAGGGCCGTGTCAGGTTGCAGGACATAATCAAGCCACCGGCACACATTGCCGGGCAGGTTTGGAAGCCTGAACACTACGGCCAGAAGAGGCCCGCACACGCGGGCTTTTTGCTTCATAGTTCGTTTTTGGCGGACTGTGTGGGGGAATCGCAAGATTCGCCGGTTCCGTGGTGCCGGTCTTCCAACCCTGCACAGTCTGCCACCCCGTTTGGAAGCGAGGCGGCAGGTTTCAACACAAACCACGAAAGCCCACAATGCCCAACACCCGCACCGCAAAAACCATCCTCAAGCGTCAGCCAGCGATCACGTTTGACGATCTGGCCTTTGAGCTGCGCTCACTGCGCGATTGCCTCAACTCTGACACCTACCCCACCGACACCGATTTGATGGCCGCACGGTTCATTGCCGAGTCGCTGCTGGTCAAGATGAAGCAGACCCCGCATTCCCGAGTCAGCGCATAACCGCCAGCGCATGCCCCCCAGCAGACCCGGCCACAGTGCCGGGTTTTTCTTTGCCCGCCTTCCGCCGTCCTACGGACTCCAGCCAACCGGCAGCCAGCCACCCCCCACGGGCCGCGCTTTTTGACATCAACTGCCGCGCTTCTGCCCGGTCCCAAATGGTCACAGGTCACAGTGGTCACACCTTCTAAGGCGGTGTGACCACTGTAACCATTACCTCGCGGCGTGTAACCGTTTTGTGACCGTTTGTGACCGATGCCCCCAAACCCGCATAAACACTAGCTTTTTTGGTCACACGCTAGTCACAGCCAGTTGCAAACTAAGGGTAAACCCTAGTAACAAGCCCACGTACAGGATGTACGCTTTTTTCGGGCTGTTTGTGACCAGTTGTACGTGGGGTAAACCCTTAGAATTCGCTCCCTGAGCTGGCCTGCCCATTGCCCAGCCGGTACTGGTTCATGTGTTCATAAATTAGCCCAGCCTTGACCAGCGATCCGATGAAGCGCTTAACTGATGGCGACTTTGCCGCGTCCACGATTTGCCGATACCTGAGCCCACCCGTTGACGAATCCTTGATAAGGTCCAGGATTTCCCGCTCCCCGTCCTTGAGGTTGGCGTGCGGGTCGGCCTGGTGGGGTTGCGCTTCTTGGACATAACAGGTCGTCATCAGGTTGTCGAAGACGCCAAGCCCCAGATTGACGTTGACCAGGATGAACCCGTAGACCTCGCCCTTACCCTGCAAGTCCCGCTGCTTGGTGACCTTGAACTCCTTGGGCTTCTGGTTGCCCGGGTCCGACACCTCGATTTCCGTATCGGTGGCCGCCCTCAGTGCTGAGCTTCCCCGGGCACCCTTGCTGGCGTCCTTGCCCGTGTGGTGGATCAGGACAAACTGCGCACGGGTGGCGGCGCGGATAACGTCCACGTTCTTGACGACGACGTTCATGTCCCGGGTGGCGTTCTCGTCACCGGCACCCATGATCCGGGCCAGCGTGTCGGCCACGATCAGGCAGACCTCAACCCCATGCTCCCGTTCGATGGCCTCTATGGTGTTGACCACCGCCAGGCTATCGCCGTTGGGGTCGTACAGGTCGATGGGGCAGTTGGTGATGAAGAGCTGGTCCAAAGACGTGTCGAGCTTATTGGCCAGCGCACGGGATCGGTCGATGATGGAGCGGGGCGACTCGGCGGCCAGATAGACGACTGCGCCTTGCTTGACCTTGCGGCCGAACCAGTCCCGGCCCAGCGCAATGTGAGCGGCCATGTCCAGCGTCAAAAATGACTTGCCCGTGTTGCTGTCCCCGTAGATGACCGTCATGCCGCCCTCGATCAGCATCCCCTCGATCAACTCACGCGGCGGCTCCCAGCCCGGCAGGTTGCTGGCCTGCACGTAGGGCAGTGTCCTGAGCACGCTGTCGCTGTCCGCGTCTTGGGCTGCTGGCTGAGCTGCCGCGCTTTCGGCTGCCCGCTCGATCACTTTCTGGGCCTGCTGCTGCACTTGGGGCGTCGGCTCTTCCGGGAACTCCACGTCACCGGCAGGGATTGCTGGCGCTGCCACGGTGGCCCGTTGCTTGGCCAACTGGTTGGCACGCAGGCGCTCGGCCAGGCGGTCGATGTCGGTCATGGGCTTTTGGATGCCCAGCTCGTCGGCCGCTGCCTTGATGGCCGCCGTCCGGTCGTTGGCGTGCATGTAGAAGCACCACACATCGAAGGCATCACCAAAGCATGACGCGCCATCGCGGGCATGGTTGCCGATGTCGGCCGCGAAATCAGACGCGCTCTTGCTCACCCAATACTGGCCAGCGGGTTCATCGAACACCTTGGTGGCGAAGCTATCCGTGCTCTGGTTCGGGCTGCGCCATCCGCCTTTCGGTCCCTGCTTGTAGCCGCACGCGGTCAGCACCTGCTCCAGGTCGCGGGCCGAATTGAATTGCTCGATCACGGTCCTGTCGCTGTCCGGCCTTGCACGCACTTGGGCCAAACGCCTGCGGGCCTCTGCGGCACGCTGCAAATCTTCCTGGCGTCGGTCTTCCTCTTCCTGCATGACGGCCAGCACGCTGTCGGCGCCCGGGCTGTCGCGCCAGTTGAAGAGCGGCGCTTCGATCAGCGTCCCATCCGTCAGCGGCTTCACACCATCGGTCCTGGGGGCTGTGTTGGGCATGTAGTTGCCCTGAGCCGCGCCTTCCAGCGCCCTGTCGGGCCTGTGCCCTGTGGCCTTCTCGATGTGGCGGTTTAAAGCCACGGTGACTGCGTGCCACTCGTCGTGCGGCATCTCGGCCAGCGTCGGGATGATGACCCGCCATTTGCGGTTGTCCTTGGTGGCTGAGCTGCTGGCGTACACACGCATCAGCGCCTGGCCTGTGAACTCCTGGACGACGGTGGCCAGCTTGCTGCCCGGCACGTTGCCCGCGTCCATATCGATGGCAAGCATCACAAAGCGGCCGTTGCGCTCTTGCGCTTTGTGGCTGCGTGCGTCGTGCTTGTTGTAGGTCGAGCACAGCGTCAGCAAGGCCTGATCCTTGGCCACCGTGGTGCGCTCACACGTCAGCAACTCTTTCAGGCTGATCGTGTCGTAATCCTTGTCCGTGCCAATGTGCGTGACTCTCAGCTTGAAGCTGGTCACCTGGCTTTGTAGTTGTGGGGCGTCAAGCATCGACGCTCCTTACGCTTCCAGCAACTTGGCCAATGCCTTGCTGAGGTGAGATTCGATGGCGGCTTTCCACGACTGCTTGTCTTCGTAGAACTCGATTTCGCTGCTGGGGCCAATCTTCACAAACTGTGCCTCGCACTCCCAGACGCCACCGTAGACATCAAAGTACTGGACCTTCACCTCTGCATTGCGCACATCAAGGCGCACAACTTGCCCGGCTTCAATCTGGTAATGCCATTCGTTGGTAACGATGAAGTATTTTTCGATCTTCATTTCGCCACCGCCTTTCTGGCTTGGCGAGGCTGCGGCAACGTCACGCCTTCCCGCTTGGCCGCGATGTAGACCGACGATGGCCATAAACCAGTGGCCGCTGCCGCCTGCCGCACTGGCGTGCCCTTCTTCACTTTCTCCAGGGCCATGTGCATGGCCATCGACATTCGTGTGTTCATATGTTTAATCTCCTTATCAGGTGTTTGTACAAGTGAGGGTGTCGATTCTATGTCTGCCATCCGACAAAGACCAGACAAGCTACCCAAAAAAAGGGCGGCCCGCTGGTTTGTCTCTAGCCGCGTTCGGCTGCGTTAACAGGTGCGTAACGCACCGCGACGGCGGCCACCGCTTGCATGGCCTGGATACCGACGGCCTTACGGGCGCGGTAGGCCTTCTGCTTTTCGGCCGGGCTGTACTTGCGCTTGGGCAGGCTGGGCTCGCTTCCGAGCGCCCACACAGGCTCAACGGCGCGGCCAGTGTCGTCGCGGTTCCAGTCAGCGATGCGGGCCGCGCCCTCGCGCTCCAGCGCCCTGAGCGCACGGTAGATGGTCTGACGGGTCATGCCAGTGGCCTGCACGATGTCGGCCACCGTAGATTGCTTGGCCACCAGGCGCACAACGCTGGCGAGTTGGGTGGCGTTCATGCCTGTGCTCCTATCGCCACCCACTTGGTGGCTGGCTTGTCGAATCGTTCTGTCGGGTACGGGCAGTGGGCCGGTGGCACCACCAAGCACCAGATGGCGCTGTACTGACCACGGGCGTTTTTCACCTTGGTCCAGCGGTCAATGTAGGCGTCGGGCATGCGCTCCATGCACTTGCGAAGCGTTGCTTCCTTGGTGACCCATGGCATCCGCTGATGAATTTCTGCGATGGTCAGGCCATCGGTGTGCACGCGCAGCAAGGCGCGAATCTCGGGCATGTGCGGCTTCTTCATTTGCGCCGTCCTTGCTCGTTGAAGATGCTGTGCTTGGAGCCCACGGGGATGCCGAAGCGCATCTCCTGCTTGTGCTCCAGCGCCGACCAGGCAGCGGTGTACAGCACGTTGTCCCGGGCCTCGGCCACCATGCGGGCGAGCACAGTGGCGTAGAGCTGGCCAGCGTACAGGCGCGGGTCATCCCGACCGATGGGTTGGTAAGTGGACATGAAGCCAGCGGCAGCGTCGGCGCGGTCGAAGTAGGTGTCGATCATGCTGCCGCCTTGATGTTGCGGGAGGCTTCCAAGACTGCCTGAGCGTCTGCCTTGAAGTCGTCGCTGTACAGCTTCCACTGGTCGTCAGCGTCCACCCCGCACTGCTCGGCCATGCGCTTGTTCAAAACTTTCGCCCCGGCAACAACTTGTTCATCTGTGATCTGCGTCCCCTGCGCTTCACGCTCCAGCAGCTCGATGGCGATCTGGTACAGCATTAAATAGGGTTCGGCGCCTTGCTCCCAAGCACCGCGCTCTTCCAGCATGCGGTCGAGCTTCTTCTGTGCTGGCGTGCGCGTGTCGGGCACGATGAGGGCGCGAGTCTCTTCTTCGCTGGCCCATGGTGATTGTTTTTTGCTCATGTCTTCTCCTTGAGTGTTGCAAAGATCGACTTGCCGCAGCGTTTGCATTCAAAGATGTAGTGGTTTGGTGTGCGGTACTTGATGCCGAAGTTGGTCGGCTCCCATCGGTGTTTGCAGGTCATGTGTTGCTCCTGTTTCGGATGGCTAATGCAATCATTGCGTACTTGGCCTCTGTCGTGTGTCCGTCCCACTCTTCCGTGTATGGCGGTAGATGCTCAAACATCCACTCATCATCAGTGTGGTAGTGCCAAGATGCCTGCCCCCACGGGAAGTCGATGTATACGCAACCATGCCAAGCCTCATCCCATCCCTCGATTGCTGTCTTAGCCTTGCCTGACGGAAACAGCGTGGACAGCAGTGCCACCAATTGATTGCGCTCTCGGTAAGCGTTGTTTGTCGCCTCACGCTCATCAGCACGGACAAGCTCGGCAAAACGTTCAAGGCAGTCCATTGAGGCCATGCTGACTTCTGCACCGCCTTGCACTGTCTTCATGTAGCCAGCCTCACGCGCCATTTCAATTACGGTCTTCATGTGTTCTTCTCCTTGATTGCATAGTCGTGAAATATCGCCCCCTTGCTTGCGTCACCAACCTTGCAGGACTTGACCCAGACGTTCTTGCCTGTTTTTAGCCTTCTCAGGTGGCCTCTGCGCTCATGCAGGCGGGGTGATGCGTGTGTGCCCCCTTTGGACTCTTGGCGGGGCTTAGATGGCTCAATCCACACCGTTGTCCAGTCGTAGGTTGGCGGCTTGCCTTGCTGTATCTTCCGGCGGTTGGTAAATGTGTCACGCACTGTGGGAATGTGCGCCTCAATACGCCTGTCCATCGCACCATACCAAGCGCCAATTTGAGCCAACATGAGTTCTGCAAGCTCCTTGTCCACTGGCTCGTCATCGCTGACAGACCCGTATCGAATGTTGTCATCCTCAATGAAGTAAAACATGGCAGGGATCGGCATCAGTCGAGTCCCGGTTGGCCCCTTCCACATTGACACCGTGATGCCTTCATCTGGATCATCTCCAGCCACCATCATCAAGACGGTGTAGCTCGGGTGATGGCTTGTCTTTCCTTGCCAAACAACAAAGCATTTGTCAAAAGGTGGTCGGTGCGTCATCACCGGGTCAAGGTCTGCCCGTTGCTTGTCCGTGAACGCACCAGACAGGTCAAACCATTTGATGTCCACAATGTCCACGCCAGCATCAGCCATCAGCTTCATAGAGTCACGAACAAGTTGAGTGGTCATGTGTTCTTCTCCTTGAGTTTGGCTTCGATGGCTCGGGCAAATGTGACAATATCAGCAGCTAAGCGTGGTTCCTCTGCTGGATGAAACGGAAATAAAAATTGGTACTCTTGCCAAATCTGCTCATCCGTCAGTGGCTTGCTTGGCTGTGCTGGCTTTTGCAAATACTCACGGGCTGCTTCAATCGCCACCTTGCTGAACTCAATCGGCCTTGTCTGCTCAGTGTGATATTCCAGCGCACTCAACAGGTCTTCAATAAGTTGTCGGTCATCCATTGTTCTTCTCCTTGAGTTTGGCTTCAACAGCTAAAGCAAATGGCTTGATCCGAAACAACACATCACCTTTACTTTGCGACCACGCATTTTCAAACTCCTCATCCGTCAGCCCAACCCATGTGCGCTGTGCTGGTGGGGAGATATAGGTGTACTGCTGTGTGTAGAGTTTGTGTTTACCAACTGGCAGGCTCATGTATTCCAGCCTCCAATCCTTACCAAACACCTCAATAATTGCTCCACACTTAGGCGCCACAGGCTCTTGCTCTGGCTTTCCTATGCCAACACCCGTCTGCACAAGTTTGATTCGCTCTAGCTCTCCTTGTGCGTTTTCCATCAACCGATGGTCTGATGTGGCGCTGTATTGCTGTGCTGGCTCATAGTCCAGCCCCAACTCTATGGCGTTCTCTGCCTTCTTGTCGAGGGCTTGCTGTGCAGGGATAGCAGGTACGTAGCCGCCTCCGGGCGATACAAACTCTTGCTGTGCTGGCTTGTGGTTTGAGCAATCCAGCGCCTCACAAACTCCATCTTCCGCAGGGGCACACTGTGCTGGCTTCACTGGCTCAGGAACGTAGCCTTCCCAGAAGTCAGGCTGTGCCAGTGCTTCTCGCAGGGCGCTGATGGCTTCATAAATGTATTCAGGCGCACCGTCTTCTTTATCCCAATCTTGGTAGTTGTCGCGCTCGGTTTCCAACGCCTCCAGCGCCAGCTTCATTGCTTTTTTGCTCATGTCTTTCTCCTCGTTGCTTTACGCATCCAGCACGCAGCGCACACCCAGCGGCCACGGCCCATGTCGATGCCGCCTTCTGGCGGTTTCTTTTCCTCACACTTAGTGCACAGCTTGAGCTGGTGCACCGGCCTGGTCGCGGCCTTCAGTTGCAGTTGTTGTTTGACGAAGCTCATGCGGCGGCTTTCTTGTTGATCGCGGCCAGCAGGCCGTCGATGGTGTCGAACTCTTCTTTGGTGGCCAGCAACATGAACGTCGCTTTGCCCTTGCCCCACTCGCCTGTACTGATCTTGCGCGGGGTGTAGACCTGTTTGGCAATGCCGTGCTCTTCATTGATGTACTGGCGCAGGCCGTGGTCCTCGGATGAGTAGCCAAAGGTGTATTGCAGCGGGATAGCTCGCAGCTCTTCCAAGGTCATGCGGCCTCCTGTGCTTCTTTAATTTCTTGCTCGATGTGCTCGGCCCAGGACTCAGCGATCAGGCCAGCGCTGACCAGCTCAGCTCCGCGCTTGGCCATGTGGGTGCCCATGCCGCCGTAGTAGTCCATGGCTGTGCCGACGTTGACCATCTGCACGCTCAGCGCCTTGAGCTGATCCGCGATCTGTTGATGGGTCATAGCGCTACCCTCACAAGCAGGCCAAGACTCGCGCCCAGGGCGGCGGCAATGGCGATCAGCATCCACTTGGCCAGGTGGCGCAGGTATGCCCGCCAGGGTGACGCTGGCAGCGGCGCCTGCGCGTGGTCGCGTCGGCCGACGCGGGCGGTCATTGGTCGGCCTTTCCTGCCGCGCAGCACAGAGCCGCAACGATGAAGCCCAGGATGCCGCCCAGCCATATCCAGCACAAAGTGATGAGGATGTCGGTCATGCCGCACCCCCTTGCAACTTGGCCAGCAACCTGGCCCGGCGCCATGTGCGGGTCACGTCGGTCTTGGAGCTGTCGCGCCACTTAAAGCGCGGGTCCAGCAGCGAGCGGGTGGGCGTTGTCATCCTGGCCGCTGGCACTGCAAATTGAATTGGCAGATCGTTGTCGGTCTTCATTTCATACACCTCAAATTTCTATGACGCCTGGCGCTTTGCTGCGCACTCGGTCGGTGGTTTTGCGGATCATCTCTTCGTACACGCTTCGGGCGACGCTCATGCGTTGCAGGTCGTGGTACTCGTACAGGTCTTGCCAGCACTGAAGCGCTGGCCCGGTGGCGCCCATGCGGCCAATGCGCTCAAAGCGCTTGGCGCTGTCGATCAGGTGGGCCTGGGCTTGCATGCAAATAGACTCGACCTCGACGCCGATGCCGTGCTTGGCCATCGTTTCGGCCAGGTTCATCATGGATTTGATTTCGTTCCACTCTTGCAGCCCGGCCTGGCCGTTGCGGAAGGCGGCCAACGCTTGCAGCTCGATCATGCGCAGCTTGTCCAGGTCGGTGCCGCTGGTGATGGCCGCGCCTTCGATGGCGTGCTGGATCGGGTTCACAAGGGCGTAGTGCTTACGCACGGTTCTCTTGCGCATGCTGCACCTGCTCAAACTCGATCAGCATGTCCAGCACATGCCGGGCTTTCTCCAAATCCTTGATGCCGCCCTTGTCGCGAAAGCGGGTGACATACTTGATGATGGTGTGCTGGCAGGCGTCCAGCTTGTTGTTCATGCTGTACTTCATAGGCTGGATAGCCAGCTTCTTGTAGTGGTCGCCATCGACCTGGGTGTCCAGTGCGCTCATAGTTTTCTCCTGTTGGTTTGTCTGCTGTCTGTCTGTTGTATGACGGACAGTAGGAATATATCCGACACAGCGGTAACGCGACCGCTTGTCACGATTGAATTTTTAAATCCCCACTGACGGGTCATCGGCTGGATCAATCTTGCGGCTGGGTCGTCCGGCCTGCACCAGGGTGGCGTCGGGGAACTCGGCCTTCAGGATCGAAACCTGGCCGTCCTCGTCCCACGCTTGCAGAATCTTGGCCACCTCGGCCAGCGTGTAGACAGCCACGCCCTGGCGGCATGCGCCGTTGCGCCGGTCCACATCACCACGCACGATGGCGTAGATCGTGCCGTTCTCGGCCTGCACTTCCCACACGTCGGGGGCCACCCAGGGTTCGTGGCCAGCGGCAGTGGCCAGCTCATCGAGCTTGGTCCAGCCACGGCGCATGACCTCGGCCCGCTCCTTGATCTGGCCCATGTCGCTGGATGCGATGGCCGCGTTGAGCTTGTCGCTGGCGCTGTGGAACTTCAGCGCCCACTCTTCGGGCACCAGCGTTTGCAGGCGGCCCACGCCCCACTTGTGCTCCATGGCCCGGGCCACCTGGTCGAGCGGCCCCAGGATGGCCGATGCGCTGGCCTGCTGCACGCGGCGCAGCGACTCGTTGCGGTCTGATCGTGCTGGCAGCTCAGTGCCAGCGGCAAGCGGGTTTGCGCCTGCCGGTGTTGTCTTGCGTCCCATTTGAATCTCCAGTTGTCTCAGTGAATCCTTGCCCGACGGCAGGTACTCGCCCGTGGGCTTGCCACCCTTGCCCCTGATCGGGGTGCGCGGCATCTCAGCGGGCGCGGCCTCGTAGAGCCACGGCGCGTCCTCGCGCTGCCAGGCGTCCATCAGGTCGATGAACTCCTGCATGCCAGGGGTTTGAAAAGCTGTGCTCATGCTTCGGGGTCAAAAAAGGCCGCCCCCTTTGCAGGATGGCGGCCTTGGCTGGTGTGGCTGTGCCGTCGATTAGAACTCTGAGTCATCGGCCGCTGCCGGTGCTGGCGCGGGTTTGGCTGCGGGCTTTGGCGCGGCGGCCTTGGGTGCAGGCGCTGGCTCGCCAGCTCCAAATGCGGCCGGGCGTGCAACCCACTGGACGATCTGGAACTGCGGAATGCGGGTGTTGCCCTTGCCGACCTTGATGCCCTTGCTGCCGGTGATCTGCACGACAGGGGACAGGCCTTGCGCGAACTCGGGGGCTTGCTCGGCCTCGTCGTAGAGCGCCTGGATGAACATGACGTTGCCCGTGCTGTTGCTGGAGTAGCTGCGCACTGGCTCGTCGCCAAACAGCTTCTTGCTGTACACGTTCACATCGAACCCGGCCTTGTACTCGCCCTCGGGCTTTGCCGTGGGTGTGTTGTTGGGCCAGGGCTTCCAGTCGCGGTTGCCGGTTTCCAGCAGCAGCCATCCGAGCTGCACGTTCTGGATGTCAAACACGGCGGGCTGGTCGAAGGTGAACTCGACGGCCTTGCCATCGGCGTCCGACATCTGCCAGGCGTTGATGGCCGCACCGAAGCGGATGTAGGGGGAGGCGTCGCCGCCAGAGGGTATTGCGAGAGGCATGGTGATTTCCTTTTCATGCGGTTTAAAGCCGAAACCGTCGGCGAGCGGGCTAGGTAGGAATGACCTGGCGGCATAGGTGGGTCTACTCGCTGCGTCTGCTCTCGCGGCCAATCTCATCCGGCGATGCCTCGCCAGCATTTAGTTCGCGGCGTCCTGACAGCGAACTTTCCAGAGAGCAGCATCCGCTTTCGACCCGTAGCTTCAGTGGCCCTCGTTGCTGCGAATGAACGGGACCATGTAGTCTGCGCAGGGCACGTGGTCCCTGGGCTGGTTGAAGAACACGCGAGTGCTCAACGTCGCTTCCGTGTGGAAGCATTCAGGCCATTGCGCTTTGATTTCCTCAATGGCCTGCTCCAGCGCCTCGTTGGGCGTGGACTGGTACTGCTCATCCACCATGGCACGCACTTGTGCCTTGATGCGCGCACGGACAAACTCGTTGAGCATCAGCGCACCTCAATCAAGAGCCAGTGCTTCCTGCTCAGGCTCGCCAGAGTTTTCCAGCTTGATGCCCGATCCCATCAGATCAGCCACGTCGGTGGCCGATGCGGCTTTGACGGCGAACAGGTCGTTGGCCACATGGCGCATGGCCTGGGCGGGGTTGCCTGCGAGGATCAGGCGGCTGCGCAGGCTGTTGTCGGCCTTGTTGCGCACGATGTAAATGCGTTGGGTCATGGTTCTCCTTGAGGTTGGTTAAATGGTGTGTGTGCCTTCGACACCACGGCGCATGCGCTCGATAGTTCGTTGTTGCAGCCAGTGCTGGGCTTCTTCGATGTGGGTCAGTGCGCAAGCGTTGGCTTTGCAAGCAAACGGTCCGGCTTGAAAGCTGCGCAGGCGGTCGGCAACGATGGCCAGTAGAGCCTCTTGAGTGATGCCATTGACGCCTGCTTCATTGATTGGTCCGTTCTGAAACACGATGGCCAGCGGCTCGTAGCTTTCGCCAATCTCGGATTCATCTGACTTAGCCGAAGGGTTGGTGCCGTAGCGCATGCCGGTGATTTCGTAGCGGTGCTGTGCACCACCAGAACCAGGTTGGTCAGTCACCGTTATGAGCAACTTGTCGTTGGCTGGATTGACCTTGTGGTCTTCAATCTGACGTGGAAAGTCCATTGTTTTCTCCTTGTGGTTTGTGAATCACTTGGCCAGGTCGGCCAGTGCTTGAATGCGATCGTTCAATTGCTTGAGGAACGCAGTTATGTCGCGGTCGTACTCTTCCAGCGGCATGTCTTGCGCACGCATCTCCTTGACGAACAGTTGGAGGTGCGGCGGCAGTCGGTCATCGAAGCTGCCGAAGTACAGGACTTCAGCTCCGGTGACGTAGAGGTTGTGCAGGCACTGGCCCATGTAGGTGTCGGGCAAGGCCTGCGCTTCCAGGTAACGCAGGTGCGTCGTGGTCTTGGGGCACTTGAGCTCCACCACGCAGCGGAAGTCATCGATGTCACCATCGAGTGAGGCGCCAGCGCGGATGCTCTTGTGCGCCAGGAATCCGGTTTCACGGATGGCCAGGCCGATGTGCTTGGACAGGGCGCGGCGAGCGATGGGCTCCAGCTCGATGCCGCGCTGCATGTCGAAGTTGACGTACACGTCGTCGGCGCTGATCCCGGTCAGGGACTCGGCCAGCAACTGGTCCTGGTAGTTGGTCCAGCCAGCGGTGCGCAGACCCTTGGCCGTCTTGTCCCACACGCAGCCAGCTTTGCTGCCGGTCACGCGGCCCAGGCGGGCTTCAAACCATTCCTCGGACCGCTGCTCGGCGTGCACGATCATGAAGTTGCGGTTTGTGTTGATGATGTCGGTCGTCATATCAGACTATTTCTCCAAATTGAAGCAGCCAATAGGCCAGCAAGGCAGCGTCTGCGCGGCCGTCGTCCTTCACTCGGGAGAACGACGCGGCATAGGCCGGAAAGAGTTGAGCGGCACGCTGGCGGTTGGCGTCCTTGCCAGCGGGTAGCTTCAAGTCACGGCACCACTTGGAGGGCGTGACCATCGTGATTGGCACTTGCAAGCCAGCGAGCACGCCACGGATGGCGCCATAGGACTGGCCGAAGCTAAACATCGAGCTGACACCCTGGCCCGGCATGGCGCCGACTTGCTCCAGTGCGCAGTGATCGATGGCGTGAGGACGCAGCAACTCGGCAAGCATTGGCTCACTGAGCTTGCGCTTCATGGTCTTGCCGGACTTGACCTCGACTGTCGGCATATCGAGGATGGTGAGCATCCCCTTGTCTACATCGAACACACACACGGCGCCAGACAAACCAGGATCAATTCCGGCAATCTTCATGCAGCCTCCGCGACACCCTGCATCAAGGTGACGCTGGCTGCATGTTGAATCTGTCGGGTGGCGCCGCTGATGCTGATCTGTTTCAGCATGTTGGTAGCCGACGATCTGTTGTCGTGCTGGTCGCCTCGCCCAGCCAGCACATCGCTGGCCCAATGCAAGTCATCCCACTGTTCTGTCTCCAATACTGTCATTGCTTTTTTCCTTTAACTGTCTTCACGAAGTCCCTGAAATCGAACTGTGTTCTCCTTGCCCTCGATACCTGCACAGCTTCCAGAATGCGCGACGTTGGCACAACGCTGCGCATGACCCACTTGTCCTGAGTGCCTTTTGTAAGGCTTAGGCCGTGGCGTTCCCACAACTGACGCATTGCAAGTGGGCCGCCGAAGTGCTTGATAAAAGCTCGAACATCTACTTGAGGTTTTCTGTCTGGTGTCATGCGACAGATTGTATGTCAGGTATACATCTTGTCGCATATACCCACACAAAAAAGTTGCGGCAGTGCTCCGGTATGCACTACACTCCGTCCACCAACACGTACAACTTGTACGCACGAAACAGGAGAGTAACGATGCCCAAGTACGCCACGCAACCCAAGCCTGCACCGAAGAAAGCGCAAGAGCCCGACGCCCTGAGCAATAGGCACTTGGTAAAGGAGGAATTTGCCAAAAGGCTTTACGCCAAGATCGCTGATCGCGGCTGGACTCAGAGCGAATTCGCCCGCAACTGCGACCTGGCGCGTGACGCCATCAGCACCTACGTGCGGGGTCGCTCGATGCCGTCGCCGCAGGCGTTGGCCAAGATGGCCAGCGTGCTGGGCGTCAAGCCCGAAGAGCTGCTACCCAATTACTTTGAGGCCGCGCACAACAAGCAAGAGCCGATGTTTGAGCTGCGTGATGTGCCCAACGAAGAGGGCTACATGTGGCTCAAGCTGAACATGCGACTGCCCAAGAAAGTCGCCATGCAAATCTTCATGCTGGCGCAAGAGCAACAGTGATGGATCTGCTGCTGGAGTCAGAGGTCGCGGCCTTGCTGCACAGAAGCCGACGCTTTGTGCGCGAGCTGCGCCAGGCCGGTGAGCTGCAATGGCTCCCCGGTGCTGGCCGTGCGCCGATCCTGATTACCCGCGAGTCCGTCAACCAGTACATAGAAAGGAAAACCCAATGTCACGCAAACAACTCCCACCGCGCCTCGTCCAAGCCAATGGCGTCTGGTACGTCGCTTACTCGGACGGTGGCCGCTCGCAAAGAACAAGCCTTCGGACAGAAGATTTACAAGTCGCGCAGGCAAGGTTTCAGGGCTGGCTGAAAGCGCAGGGCGACGACAAGGTGGCCAACGATCCTCAGACACTGGCCGGTGCCGTGCGCCTGTACATCGACCAGCACGGCCCCACTGTTGCGTCGCCCGAAACCCTTGAGCACGTTTCAAAGATGCTGCTTGTCTGGTTTGGCGACAAGACACTGGCGGAAATAACGCGCAAGGACGTGGAGGCCTTCACCAAGGCCAGGCTGGCGGGCACCATTGGCAAGCGCAAGGTGTCGGCGGGCACCGTGCGCAAAGAGCTGGGCATCCTGCGGGCCATCTTCAACTTCATGGTCAAGAAGGTCGAGCCCAAGGAACACCGCGTCAGCCAGAGCGTGCTGGCCTATGTGCCGCTGCCACCCAGGCCGCCTGCCCGTGACCGCGTGCTGAGCGACAGCGAGCTGGCCACGATCCGCCGCCACATCACACCAGGCGCGGAGCGCATGGACCGGATCAGCCGGTACTTGTGGCTGCTGCTGGAGACTGGCGCCCGGTCGGAGGCGCTGCGCTCGCTGACCTGGGACCAGGTGGACTTGAAGGCCGGGATCATCAAGCTCAACCCGTGGGGCCGAAACCAGACCACCAAGCGCAGGCCGACGATCCCCGTCAGCGACGACTTGCTGCCGGTGCTGGTGCGGGCCAAGGAAGAGGCCACCAGCGATTGGGTGCTCGACCACACGGGCCAGATCAGGAAATCAATGGAGCGGTTCTGCGAACGGCACCACCTGGATGGCGTAACCGCCCATACGTTTCGCCACACATTGGCCACCAGAATGGCGCAAGCCGGTGTGCCGATGCCAGACATCGCGGCCATGCTGGGCGACTCGATTGCCACCGTGGAGAAGAACTACCTGCACCTGTCGCCGCAGCACTTGCGCGGGGCGCTGGCCAGATTGAAGGCCGCATGAAAGCCGCCGCCACGATCATCCTGGTGCTGGCCTGGCTGATGCTGACCGTCATGGCCAACATCATGTTTGGCGCCTTCGCGGCCCTGGCCGCGTTCTGTCTGCCAGCGTTTGCCGTTATCTTTTTGACGCAGCGCTGACTGGCGCGTGCCGCCGCTTTTGTGTCGTCAGCGCCCGCTCGACGCTCCAGCCATTGTCCAGGCGGTACTGAAGCGTCTGGTACGACATGCCCAGCTCACGCGCCCAATCCTGCAAGCCCTGCGTCTTGCCCTGGTGCGTGATGTTGCGCACCACACCCTTCGGCTTGGGCTTGCGCTCGGCCACCAACTTCAAGTGGGCGACCTGGCGGATCGGCTTGCTGGCCCGCGCCTTGTTCGCGTCGGCCAGTGCGCAGCCGCATGACGTGGTGCGGCCAGCGCGGAGGTGCTGCCCCATGACCACCACTTGCTGCCCGCAGCGGCACCGGCACATCCACTTGGCGTGCGCCGTGCGGTAGCTGCCATCGCGCCCCATCACTTCCAGGCGACCGAACCATTGGCCGGTCAGATCAATCGCGTGTCTTCCCATGCCGTCATTGTGCACGGATACCTAACAAATGACATGGCGAATAACTAACAAATCATGCGCTGTTGTTTGCGCTCTATCCCTGTATAAAGCGCAAAGTGCGCTGTTTGGTGCACGACAAACGCCAGACAATGCCAGGTTAACCCGTTGAAATCCTTGTGTATGGCGTGTCTGGCGCATACAGAGTCCTGCGTTCACACT